CCCGGCCTTCATCGTGGCCGCCCAGCGCGCCAGAGAGGCCCAGCCGCCGATGATGAGCATGTGCGGCCTGCGGGAAGGGTGGGACGGGCTGTGAGCACTCCAACAATAGGGCGGATGCGCTGGGAACTCATGGGCATTGCCGAGGATGTCAAAGCGGGCGGGAACGACGCTTTCGATGAGGTTTGCCTGAGGACGTTGCTGTACGTAATTGACGGGCTGGCGGAGATAGAGGCCCGAGAGGCGATGGAGGCCCAGACTAGCGAGTTCAGACGTTTCTTAAGGTGGGTGGGGGAGAAACTATGAGCCGCGCGCTGCCCTGGTTCATGTACCAAGACCCCGCCATCGTCTGTGAACAGCAGCAGGCATGGCGGAACAACCAGGCCCGGAGAAAGCAGGCTCCGGCCATGACCATCAATGACCTTTTCAGTGAGGTTCCCGTGACGAAGGACGAAAGCGCGCAATTGGAAGAACTGCTGATGATCTGGTACCACTGGTCCCGGGCGCACCGGGAGCAACTGGGGTACAGCCGGGTATCGCCCGGGTTCAAGGACGCCGATACAAGCGACGTGTACGACGACGCCGACGACCAGGACGCCAAGATCAACCGGTACATCGCCGAGCAAGTGGATGTCTGCCTCAGTACGTTGCCAGTAGAGCAGCGCGCTGCGGTAGGCATCCACACTGCGAACGCGGCGGCGGGGAATGCGGTATATCGCAACCCTCGGATGAGTTCGGAACAGCAACATGTTGCCTATCAGGCCGCAAAAGCTACTTTGCTGCCCATGTTGCGCAAACGCGACTTGGTTAAGGCTCGGGCTGTTTAGGGTTGCGATTGCCTTCCTGCATCACTATCCTGAGTAATTGAGGCACCCAAGTTGCGTCCAAAATGTCTACTGGAGTCTGACCCGGAGCTTTCTTCGGTGTAGGACTTCCCCCAGGCCCCGAGCGAGAAATCGCCGGGGCCTTTGTCATTTCTCCCCAGGAAACCCATGGCTCAAGCCCCCTTAAGCCCTGAAGCTGCAAGTCAGGCACTGACAGCAGTCAAGGTATGCGGGGGGAATGTCTCTGCCGCCGCCAAGCTGCTGGGAATACCGCGTCCGACGCTGGTAAACCGCCTACGGTCTGCCGAGATGATGGGCGCCAAGCCCGAAATGCGGCTCGTGGACACGGGGCAGTACGAAGAGGCGCACCTGACGATCAAGAACGGTGTCGCGGTCTTCTCGGGCGATGACCATTTCATGCCGGGCCAGATCCCGGTTGCCCACGCTGCCCTGATCAACGTCCTTGGGGAGCTGGGAAACAGTGTCAAGGCCCAGATCAAGATGGGTGATAGCCTAGACTTCGCGGGGATATCGAAGCACCCGCGCCAGGGCTGGGAAGGTCGGCTTACTGTCCGGCAGGAATTGGAGATCACCCGGGAGCGCTTCGATGAGTTGCGAGAGGCAGCCCCGAAGGCCAAGCGCATCAGGCTGAAGTCGAACCATGACATCCGATTCGAGGCGCGCCTGGCGATGGTGGCGCCCGAGTTCGAGGGCCTGACAGGCTTCCGCCTCAAGGACCACCTGCCGCACTGGGAGGAGGTAGACCGGGCGGTCATCAATGAGGACTTGTTCGCCTTACACGGCTGGCACGGCGGCATCCACGCCGGCTGGAACAACGTGGTCAAGGGCGCTGACAGCCATGTGGTGACGGGTCACACCCATCTGTTGGGCTGCAACCACCTCAAGGGCTTCAGGAAGACCCGATACGCCATCCAGACCGGGATGATCGCGGACGCGGTAACGCCGCACTTCCGGTATGCGAAGGGTGCGCCCACGAACTGGCAGTCAGGCTTTGCCGTGCTGACCTGGGCAGATGGTGAGTTGCTGTACCCGGAATTCTGCGTAGTGCGGGATGACGGGAAGGCGTATTTCAGAGGCAAGCGGGTAGCTTAGCCAGTTACAAATTGCGAGGCACATGATGAGCAAACCTCAAAGTGCCGTCACTAAAGAACTGAAGGATAGTGCGGCGCGCAAACCCCCTGCAGCAGGGAAGGGCCGCCCCAAAGGCGCGCTGAACAAGACGACCGTAGCAGCCAAGGAGGCTATCGCCCTGGCTGCGGAGAAGCTGGGCGGTACTGACCGCCTTGTGGCGTGGGCTCAGGAAGATCCGGCTAACGAGCGCGTGTTTTGGGGGCAGATATATCCCAAACTGCTGCCGCTACAGGTGAGCGGTGAGGGCGGTGGTGGCATTCTCCACAGGGTGGAGTTTGTAATTGTCGATCCTGAGGGTTAGCGTCCCGCGCAAGCTGAAGCCTCTGTTGGGGCCGAAGCGATACAAGGGGGCGTATGGCGGGCGGGGTGGGGCAAAGTCTCACTTCTTCGCCGAGCAGGTAATCCTGCGCTGCCTGATGCAGCCTACGCGGGTGGTGTGTATCCGTGAGGTGCAGAACTCGATCAAGGATTCGGTCAGGCAGCTCCTGATAGACAAGATTGAGAAACTCGGGGTCGGGAGCGACTTCGAGGTATTGGAAGCGGAAATCAGGGGGCCTAAGGGCTCCTTGATTGTTTTCAAGGGTATGCAGTCATACAACGCCAGCAACATTAAGTCGCTGGAAGCGTATGACATCGCATGGGTGGAGGAAGCCCAGACATTCTCTCAGTACTCGCTGGACCTGCTGCGGCCCACCCTGCGCAAGGAGGGGTCGGAACTGTGGTTCAGCTGGAACCCTCGGTACAAGACTGACCCGGTGGATATGTTCTTCCGCCGGAGCCCGCCGCCTGACGCGGTGTCGGTAATGATCAATTGGCGGGATAACCCCTGGTTCCCGGATGTGCTGCGCCGTGAGATGGAGCATGACTTCACGGTTGACCCGGACAAGGCCGACCACATCTGGAACGGGGCGTACGGGAGTGGCCAGGGCGCGATCCTGGCCAGGTACGTGAACAAGGCTGACCGCGAGGGCCGGATTACAGACGACATCGTCTATGACCCGGAGGGCTCGGGCATTGTGGTTAGCAGTGACATCGGCTTCAGGGACACGGCCAGCTGGTGGTACTGGCAGAGATTGCAGGGTGGGTTCCACCTGCTGAAGTACGACGGCGATAGCGGGCTGGATGCGGATGACTGGATCCCGCGCATCCAGGACCAGATTGTGGAGTTGGGCGCCAAGAAGCCCGAGGCAATCTGGCTTCCCCAGGACGCGAAGGCCAAGACCTTCCAGAGCAAGCGCACGGCCATGGAGAAGTTCCTGGCCGCGTTTGGGGCTGGCGTGGTGAACGTTGTCCCCCCGACCAAGAAGTCTGACCAGATCAGCGCGGCCCGGTCCGTGATCGGGCGGTGTGCGTTCAACAAGACGCTGTGCGAGGCGGGCCTGGATGGCTTGCTCGCGTGGGAGTTTGAATACAACGAGGAACTGGGGGTTTTCTCCCGGGACCCTCTGCATAACTGGGCATCGCACCCCTCGGATGCGTTCGCGTATGGCTGCGTAGTTATGGACACCATGCAGCCGAAGCCCAAGGAAGAAGAGACGATATTCCCCGTCAAGGGCGTAAACGGCCGGATTGTTACCGCGCCGCTGGATGAACTTTGGGCGAGCACGCCCAAGCGAGAAGAAAGGTACTGATATGGCAATCCTGCCGGTGAGCGGCCAAGCGGTAAGCGTGGCTGCTGGCCCTGTTGCGCCTACGGATACCTACAAGGACGGGCTGCGCTACGTTGGGAGCGCTGTACGGGCGACTCTGTCGGGAGTTCCGGCCGCGTATGTCCAGGGGTTGCCCGTGGACGCGGAAGGCTCGCTGTGCCTCGTTGACTCAACCGGAGCGCTGCCGCCTGGCGTCTCCTGGCAAAACGGCTTCCCAATTGCTGGGGCGCTCTGTGTGACCGGCGGATCGCCTTCTGCCTGGGTCAATGGAATCCCTATGGATAGCGTGGGTGCGGTGTGCATATGACTGAAGACCAGAAGTCTGAGCTCAACGGTCAAGACGCCATCGCCCTGGCTCGCAAGTGGGACATCGAGCTCAAGCTGGCCGAGCGCACCGACAAGGATTGGATCGAGCGCGCCAAGAAGATCGTCAAGCGCTACCGGGATGAGCGAAACGGCACCTACGAGGCGGCCAAGAAGTACAACATCCTGTGGTCGAACGTCGAGACGATTCTGCCGGCGGTCTATGCCAAGACGCCCCAGGCTGAGGCGGTGCGCCGCAACAAGGATGCTGACGCGCCGGCTCGCTGCGCTGCCGAGATCCTGGAGCGCGCTCTTCAGTACGAGATCGAGCAGTACAACGACTATGACGAGGCCCTGAGGGCTGCGGTCAAGGATCGGCTGCTGGGTGGTCGTGGCACCGTCTGGGTGCGCTTCGAGACGGAAGAGATCACGACTGCGGATGGGAAGACCATCCCGCACAACTGCACCCCGGTAGACTACGTTTACTGGGAGGATTTCCGCTGTTCGCCGGCGCGGGTGTGGGAAGAGGTCACTTGGGTGGCTCGCCGGGTCTACATGGGCCGCGACGAGGGTGTGAAGCGCTTCGGCGACGCGTTCAAGGAAGTCCCCCTGTGCCATGTGCCCATCGGCCTGGATCAACTGAAGGACCAGGGCGCGAGCCAGGGCGAAACCGAGGCCATGAAGAAGGCCAAGGTGTGGGAAATCTGGGACAAGGCGACCAAGACGGTAATCTGGGTTGCTGAGGGCTATTCCAAGGCCCTGGACCGGCGCAGTGACCCGTACGGCCTGGATGGCTTCTGGCCGTGCCCCAAGCCCCTGTACGCCACTCAAACCAGCGATACGCTGGTCCCGGTGCCGGATTATGCCCTGTACCAGGACCAAGCCAAAGAGCTGGACCTGCTGACCACGCGGATTAGCCAGCTGGTCGAGGCGCTGAAAGTCGTGGGTGTGTATGACGCCTCACAGACTGGCGTGCAGCGCATGCTGTCCGAAGGGGTGAACAATACCCTGATCCCGGTCCAGAACTGGGTGCATTTCGCCGAAAAGAACGGTATCAAGGGCGTGGTTGATTGGTTGCCCCTAGACCAGGTCGTCAAGGCGCTGTCCGAGGCGTACATCGCCCGCGAGCAGTGCAAGCAGGTGATTTACGAGATCACGGGCATCTCGGACATCATCCGAGGGGCCACCGAGGCGAGCGAGACGGCCACGGCGCAGAACATCAAGCGCCAGTTTGGGTCGTTGCGCCTGCGTCCGCGTCAGCGGGATGTGGCCATGTTCGCAAGCGAGGTCTTGCGGATCAAGGCGCAGCTGATGGCCGACCTGTATACGCCTGAAGAGCTTGTGCAGATCTCCGGCATCCAGAACACGCCGGACAACCCCAACGTCGAGGGCGCCCTTGAGCTCCTGAAGACTGAGCCCATCCGCGCCTACCGCATCGAGGTCGCCAGCGATTCGCTGATCGAGCTGGACGAAGAGCAGGAGAAGCAGTCCCGGACCGAATTCCTGACGGCAGCCGGCGGGTTCCTGCAACAGGCTCTCCCGATGGTCGAGCAGATTCCCCAGAGCGCACAACTGGTGGGCGAAATGCTCATGTTCGGGGTGCGGGCCTACAAGGCCGGCCGGCCGCTTGAGGCTGCCTTTGAGCAGTTTATCCAGCAGATGAGCCGGCCGCAGCCGCAAGGGCCGTCGCCCGAGGAAATGAAAGTCCAGGCCGACGCCCAACTGCAGCAGCAGCAGATGCAGATGGACGCCCAGATCGAGGCCGCCAAGGTCCAGTCTGAGCAGGCCATCCAGCAGGCGCGCATGCAGGCTGACATGCAGGTCCAGCAGATGAAGATCCAGACCCAAGCGCAGCTTGAGCAGGCCCGTGCCGAGATGCAAACGGCGGTGGACCGCATGCGGCATGAGTCGGAGATGGCCCACAAGGCCGCGCTGGCCCAGCAAGAAATGGCCTTCAACCGCTGGAAGGCTGAATTGGACGCCGCCACCAAAATCGAAACCGCCAACATTGCTGCCAAGGCGAAGGTAGACAACGAGGCCACCAAGGCAGCTACCGGCGAGATCGCGCGCGAGGTGAAGCCGTGAAAGGCGTCGGGCCTAAGGACTTGGCTGCGGCGCTCATGGGGCAACCGCTCCCGGGGGAGTTGGAGCAGCAGTACAGAAATTGGGTGATGTTGAATGGCGTGCCGCAGTCAACCGACTATGACATGCGTGGATTCTTCGGCGGCCTGATGGGCCTTGATCAGGCGGCAGTGGGAGCGATCAATCCCAACGACAACCAAATGCACTTTCCCGATAAGTGGAAGCTGCCGAATCATCCTTCGTTCTCCACTGACAGCATGTACTACAACGCAGCCACAATGCCCAATACTCCCGCCTGGACCGGGGGCGAGTTGCCCGGTGGCGGCGCGTCCTGGGCGCTGCGGCGTCCAGACGGAACGCCGGTGGTGCAGGAGGCCCCTTGGTGGGTCGGCGGCCTCAAGAGGGGGGACAGGTGAGAAAGCGCTACATCCAACACCCTGTGACCCTGGAACTGGTGCCGGCGGAAGAATACGAATCCCCCCGGGTCCAGGGCCCGATGGTCATCCCCGATATCCAGCCGTATCGCTCGATGGCGACCGGGGAAATGATCATGGGACGCCGGCAGCACCGGGAGCACCTGAAGCAACACCGCCTGATCGAGATCGGCAATGAGAAGCAAGTCGCGCCCAAGCGTGGCCCGGATCCGACGATCAAGCGAGACGTAATCGAGGCGGTACGCCGCCACATGGGGTAACTCCCAACATCCAACCAAGGCCCTTCGGGGCCTTTTTTATTTCTCAAGGAAAGCTGATGGCAAACCCAGCAGACGACCT